ATGCCCGCCCCCCATCGCATCCCCGTCCTCTCGGCCGCCGACGTCGAGCAGGACCTCACCGACGCCCTCAACCTCCTCCGCTCCGTCCGCCGGACCCTCCAGCGCCTCCTCGACCGCGCCGAGCACGAGGAGGACCCCGGCGCCCTCAAGGATATCGGCCTCAAGCACAGCGAGCTCGAATCCGCCCTCCGCCGCGCCTACGAGGCCGAGGAGCGCTACAACGCCTGGGCCGCCAAGACGACCGGCGTCCAGAACGCCTGCGAGATCGACTTCGACGCCCTGCGCGAGGACATCGCCTGCCGCCTCCAGCGCCTCCGCGACTGCTGCGAGGAGGCCTGAGCCATGAAGCTGACCTTCGAAGAACGTGCCCGGCAGGCGCGGACGCCGGACGTGCAACCTGCGAGCGCCCCGACGACTCCCGAGCTCGCCGACCCTGTCCCTTCGTCCCCCGCGATCCAACAGGAGCCGGTCCCCCCGGCTCCCCTCCCCACCCACGGCGCGGGCTTCCTCGCCACCCAGGACCCCGACCTCGTCCGCTGGACCCTCGAAGCCCTCTCGGACAGGGAGCTTCGCGGCCTCCCCTGGCTCTTCGACTTCTGGGCCCATCCCCACCAGCTCCCACCGAAGGGCGACTGGCGCACCTGGGTCATCCTCGGTGGACGCGGCGCCGGCAAGACCCGCGCCGGCGCCGAGTGGGTCCGCTCGCAGGTGGAGGGCCGCCGCCCGCAGGACCAGGGCCGCGCCAAGCGCGTCGCCCTCCTGGCCGAGACCATCGACCAGGCGCGCGAGGTCATGGTCTTCGGCGACTCGGGCCTCCTCGCCTGCTCGCCCCCCGACCGTCGGCCCCACTGGCACGCCACCCGCCGGATGCTCGAATGGCCGAACGGCGCCGTGGCCCAGCTCTTCTCCGCGCATGAACCCGAGGCCCTGCGCGGCCCGCAGTTCGACTGCGCCTGGGCCGACGAGCTCGCCAAGTGGAAGAAGGCCGAGGAGGCCTGGGACATGCTCCAGTTCGGCCTCCGCCTCGGCGACGACCCCCGCTGCGTCGAGACCACCACGCCGCGCAGCTCGCCGCTCCTCCTCGACCTCCTCAACCGGCCGAACACCGTCCAGACCCACGGCAACACCCGCTCCAACCGCGCCTTCCTGGCGAAAAGCTTCCTGGAGGACGTCCAGGCCCGCTACGGCAACACCTCCCTGGGCAAGCAGGAGCTCGACGGCCTGATCCTCCAGGACCTCGAAGGCGCGCTCTGGTCCTGGGCCCTGATCGACGCGGCCCGGGTCGACACGACGCCGACCTTCGACCGCGTGGTGATCGCCGTGGACCCGGCCGTCTCCATGGGCAAGGGCTCGGACTCGACCGGCATCGTCGCCGTGGGGGCCGTGACGCGGGGCCTCGTCAAGGACTGGCAGGCCTGGGTGCTGGAGGACGCCACGGTCCAGGGCACCTCGCCCGACCAGTGGGGCAGGGCGGTCGTGCAGGCCTTCCGCCGCCACGGCGCGGACCGCATCGTGGTCGAATCCAACCAGGGCGGCGCGATGGTCGAGTCCATCCTGCGCCATATCGACCCGACGCTTCCCATCACCTGCGTCCACGCCTCGCAGGGCAAGGGCCTGCGCGCCGAGCCCGTGGCCGCCCTCTATGAGCAGGGCCGCGTCCACCACCTGCGCACCACGGATCTCTCGGCGCTGGAGGACCAAATGACCCGCATGACCGTCGCGGGCTTCAGGGGCCGGGGCTCCCCCGACCGCCTCGACGCCCTCGTCTGGGCCCTCCACGAGGCGATCCTGGCGCCGTCGAATCACTGGACGAATCCCGGGATTCGCTCCCTGTGAGAGGGGCGACGCAACACCCCTTCCGATGCTGAAGTCCAATCGGATCAACAGCTTGATAGGGGGGTGTTGCGTCGCCCCACCCCCCAACGAACGCCCGGGTAACGAACCGTTAACCCTTGAATGAGACCTTCATCGCACGGACCGCGAACCCGGCCCGAGGAGATAGCAAACGATGTTCGACTTTCTGAAACGCAAGGAGATGGGGGCTCAGCCCGGGGCCGTCGCGGTCCCCGCCCCCGTTCCCGAGGCCAAGGCCTCCGCCGCCGGCCAACTGATCGCCCTGCCGGGTCGCCCTGCCATGGCCCCCCGCGACACCGTCGCCCTGACGCAAGCCGGCTTCGCCCGCAACCCGGTCGGCTTCCGCGCCGTCCGCCTGATCGCCGAGGCCGCCGCCGCGCTGCCCCTGGTCCTGCAGAACGCCCGCACCCGCTACAGCGAGCACCCCGTGCTCGACCTCATCGCCCGCCCCAACCCCGCGCAAGGCCGCGCCGAGCTGCTCGAATCCCTCTACGGCCAGCTCCTCCTCACCGGCAACGGCTACGTCGAGGCCGTGGCCGACGACGCCCTGCCGACCGAGCTCCACGTCCTGCGCTCCGATCGCATGGCCGTGGTCCCGGGCGAGGACGGCTGGCCCGTCGCCTACGACTACACCGTCGGCGGCCGCAAGCTCCGCTTCCCCGCCAGCACCGTCTGCCACGTCAAGAGCTTCCATCCTCAGGACGACCATTACGGCCTTTCGGCGCTCCAGGCCGCCGCAAGCGCCATCGAGGTCCACAACGGCGCCTCCCGCTGGAGCCTCGCGCTCCTGGAGAACGCCGCCCGCCCTTCCGGCGCGATCGTCTACAACGGCCCCAACGGCGCCACGATGACGCCCGACCAGTTCGACCGCCTGGTCTCCGAGATGGAGGCCCAGCACCAGGGCGCCCGCAACGCCGGCCGCCCGATGCTCCTCGAAGGCGGGCTCGACTGGAAGCCTATGGGCTTCAGCCCGTCCGACATGGAGTTCCAGAAGACCAAGGAGGCCGCCGCCCGCGAGATCAGCATCGCCTTCGGGGTCCCGCCGATGATCCTCGGCATCCCCGGCGACGCCACCTACGCCAACTACCAGGAGGCCAACCGCACCTTCTACCGGCTCACGGTCCTCCCGCTCGCCACCCGCGTCACCAGCGCCATCAGCGACTGGCTCTCGGACTTCACCGGCGAGCGGATCACCCTCGCGCCCGACCTCGACCAGATCCCGGCCCTCGCCGCCGAGCGCGACGCCCAATGGCGCCGCATCAGCAGCGCCCCGTTCCTCACGCCCGCCGAGAAGCGCGCACTCCTCGGCCTCCCCCACGGAGGCCCCGGCATGAGCGAGCCCCGCCCTTCCTCTGCGCCCCCGGCCTCAAGATCGAGCACCAGGAGCGCCTCGCCGAGCTTCAGTTCGCCCAGCTCAACACGGCGCTCCTGAAGATCGAGACCACCATGGAGCGCCTGGAGAAGCGCCTCTGGATCACCGTCTACGGCGTCGTCGGCGTGATCCTCGCCCAGGCCGCCCAGTCGCTCCTCAACCACCTTCCCTGAGGGAGATCATGGAAACCAAGTTCACACGGCCCCTGCCGGACATCGCCGTCACCGCCGACGGCACGCAGGTCCAGGGCTACGCCTCGCTCTGGGGCGCCGAGGACCAGGGCGGCGACATCGTCGAGAAGGGGGCCTATGGCGCCTCCCTCTGCCGCCTCGTGGCCCGGGACGAATGCGTCAAGATGCTCTGGCAGCACGACCCCGCCCAGCCCATTGGGATCTGGGACGAGGTCAAGGAGGACGCCCGTGGCCTCTGGGTCAAGGGCCGCATCCTCCCGGACGTCGAGCGGGGCCGCGAGGCCGCCGCCCTGGTCCGCGCCGGGGCCATCGACGGCCTCTCCATCGGCTACCGCACGATCCGCGCGACCAAGGACGCGCAAGGTAGACGCCGCCTTCACGAATTGGAGCTCTGGGAGGTGTCCCTCGTGACCTTCCCGATGCTCCGGGACGCGCGCCTGGCCCAGAAGGCCGACGCCGCGCTCCTCCACAAGCTTGCAGCCGCCGCGCGGGACGCCCGCGCCCGGCTCAGGACCTGACCACCACCAACCTCCGAAAGGATCGAAGATGACCACCCCCGAGACGATCTCTCGGGCCGGGGAAGATCTGTCCCCGAGCCCCGAAGTGAAAGCCGCCGTGACCGGCTTCCTGGCCGAATTCAAGGCCTTCTCCGACGACGTTGCCACCCGACTCCAGCACCACGAGGACCAGATGACCAAGCTCGACCGCAAGATGACCCACGCCGCCTTCCGCCCGATGCTCTCCGCCGAGACCCAGGAGGCCCCCCACCAGAAGGCGTTCGACACCTACCTCCGCAACGGCGACGACGCCGGGATGCGCAGCCTCGGCTACGAGGCCAAGGCCATGTCCACGGCGGTCGCCTCCGACGGCGGCGTGCTCGTCTCCCCGCAGGCCGCCGAGACGATCCGCAACGTCCTCGTCTCCACCGCCTCGATCCGCTCCATCGCCAGCGTCGTGCAGGTCGAGGCCGGGTCGCTCGACATCCTGATCGACCGGGGCGAGGTCGGCGCCGGCTGGGCCGCCGAGACGGCCGCCGCGACCGAGGCCACCACCGGCACCCTCGAGAAGATCAACATCCCCGTCCACGAACTCGCCGCGCAGCCCAAGGCCTCGCAGCGCCTGCTGGACGACGCCGCCTTCGACGTGGAGACCTGGCTCGCGGGCCGCATCGCCGAGAAGTTCGCCCGCTCCGAATCCGCCGCCTTCGTCAGCGGCAACGGCGTGGACAAGCCCAAGGGCGTCCTGGCCTACAACGCCGTCGCCAACGGAAGCTGGAGCTGGGGCAACCTGGGCTACGTCGCCACCGGCGCGGCGGGCGCCCTGACCACCATCGACCCGCTGGTGGACCTCGTCTACGCGCTGCCCGCCCAGTACCGCGCCCGCGCCTGCTTCGTGATGAACTCCCGCACCACGGGCGTCCTGCGCAAGCTCAAGGACGCCGACGGCCGCTTCCTCTGGTCGGACGGCATGATGGCGGGCGAACCCGCGCGGCTCATGGGCTACAAGGTCCTGATCTGCGAGGACATGCCCGACATCGCGGCCAACTCGCTCTCCATCGCCTTCGGCGACTTCCAGGCCGGCTACACGATCGCCGAGCGGCCCGACCTGCGCGTCCTGCGCGACCCCTACAGCGCCAAGCCCCACGTCCTCTTCTACGCGACCAAGCGCGTGGGCGGCGGCGTGACCGACTTCGGCGCGATCAAGCTCCTCAAGTTCGCGGCGAGCTGATCCACCCCGGGGCCGTCCCCGTGACGGCCCCATCCCCCGACCCCCAGCGAAGGATTTCGCGATGAATCTGGTCGAACTGACGGAGGTGCCCGACGCGGCGCTCCCCGTCGCCCGCCTGAGGGAGCACCTGCGCCTCGGGACGGGGTTTCCCGACGACAGCCTGCAGGACGCGCTGCTCGCCGGCTTCCTGCGGGCCGCCCTCGCCGCCATCGAAGGCCGCACTGGCAAGGCCCTCCTGAGCCGCAGCTTCCTCCTCACCCTCTCCGCCTGGCGCTCGCCCGAACGCCAGCCCCTTCCCGCCGCGCCGGTCAGCGCCGTCCTCTCCGTCACCCTCACCGATGCCACCGGGACCGCCACGGACCTCCTGCCCGCCGTCCGGCTGGAGGACGACGCAACGCGCCCCTGCCTCCTCCCTCTGGGCGCCTGCCTCCCGGCGATCCCCCAGAATGGCACCGCCCGCGTCACCTTCACCGCCGGTTACGGCCCCGCCTGGGAGGACCTCCCTCCCCCGACCTCGCGCAGGCCGTGATGATGCTCGCCGCCCACTACCACGAATACCGCTACGACGTGGCCTTCGACGGCGGCTGCATGCCCCGCCGCATAGGAAAGACAACCCTCTGTCCTGAATAGGAGAAGCCGGATGCATCATGCCTGCGTCCCTCCATCCATCCACCTTTCGGCAGGATCATGGGCGAGCGTGAGCGACCGGTCATTCTCGGAGAGCGGCTGGCAGTAGATGCCGTCTTCAATGGCCCGCTCGAGGCAGAGCCGCGCCAGCCTGAGCCGGGCCTCGTTCACCTCGGCATACCGGGGCTGCCGGCGGCGCTTCCGGGCCCCGCCCACCAGCCGGCCGGCAAAAAGCAGGAGCTCGTCCGCGGGGATCAGCGGCACGGCCGCGGCCAGGTCGGCCTCCGGCGGGGCTTGGATGGTACCCGTGCAGTCGAGAACGAATGGCATCCCGGGCAGGTGCAGCACCCGGCCGTCGGTGAGGCGGACGCTGCTCATGCTTGCGTCCTCGCCATGTAGTCCCCGACGAAGGCCGTCACCTCGCGCACTGCCTCCGGCTTCAGGGCGAAGTCGCCAAAACCAGCTCATCGCCGTCATCTTGAGCGCCAGGTCCTCCATGCAGGTCATGGGCTCGCGCTCGATCTGCTTCTCGATGCGGGCGAGCTCGCCCATCTCCGCGTTGGTCCCGTCGTCCGGGACCGCCTCGCGGGCCATCATGATCCGCTCCAGCCGGTGCCACTCGCCGAAGAGACGGCGGATCGGGGTTTCGGTGGAAGGCATCCCTATGGTGGGGATGCCCTGGGCGGCGGCAGGCATGGCTGTCAGAATGGCAGCGCCTTGGAGTAACGAGCGCCGGGTGACGGCAGGCAAACCGGGGCCATGCCCCGAGATGGGGTTATCAAGGATCATTCCTGTTGCTCCTAGACGGCGCTTAATGATACGCTTTGGGCATGGTGCGCAATTCAGGGCACCGTGTCAACATCAAGCGCAAGGTTGTTCTTTATGACCATTTCGCCCGCCCAGTGTCGCGCCGCTCGGGGCTTGCTGGACATGGATCAGGCTGTTTTGGCCGAAGCTTCACGGGTGTCCCGCAACACTATCATTGCGTTCGAGCGCGAGCAGCGCACGCCGGGCGGCAACAACCTCTTGGCGATCCGGGCCGCCCTCGAGGCCGCCGGCGTCGTGTTCCTCGACGAGAATGGGAACGGGCCGGGCGTGGCGCTGAGGAAGGGCGTGTAATGGTCTGGTTGGTTGCCGAGGTGCTCTTTGCCAGCGCGTCCGCGGCCGCTTGGATTGTCGCCGCTTTCACCTCCGCCCCTCACACCCCGTCCTTTTACGGGAAGGTTCCGGACTGGTTCGTTGCGAAACAGCGACGGGCCGCGTTGTGGAACTCAGCAGGCGCGCTCCTCGCTGCCTCAGCGATGATCGCCCGAGTGGCCGGCCTGTTGCTGGGCCAAGGGTGAGGCTGAGCGAGTGACCCGCCGCACCCCGACCAAGCGCGACTATGTCCGCATCTTAGCCGTCGGGGCGATGCTCGTGGGGCTAGTGCTTATTGCATGGGGGATCTGGAGCTGACGCGCCGACGCGGCTGCCTGCCCACCTTGGCAACTTTACTCCGCCACTTCGGGAGGCAGTCCGCCGTCCGTAGAGAGCAAGACGATCTCGAAACTTCAGCTTGGTAGCAATCCAATGACTTTCGCAATCGCCCTGGGGCCAATCGCTGAAGGTGAGTGCATTTACTGTCGCGGGAGGATTGAAAAGCTAACAGACGAACACGTTCTTCCTTACGGACTTGGCGGGCGGACAATCCTCCCGAAGGCCAGCTGCGAGAGTTGTCGGCTCATCACGCACGCGTTCGAAACGATTGCGCTGCGACATGTCCTTGGTCCAGGGCGCTATCAGGCCGGCATCCCACCCCGAAAAGGCAAGAAACGGCCCAAGTCTTGGCCCGCATACAAGCGGGGAGAGGAGAGCAACGAGAAGATTATGATCCCTCTCGACGAAATGCCTTTCCTTCTTTGGATGCCCACCTACAAGACTGAAGCATCGTTCCTTGGAGAGTTGCCAGAGGACCAGGTGTCTTCTGACGAAGACGCCTTCGTCGTGATCACAGAACACCCGGAACGTGTGGGACAGAAGCTGGCTTCGCACGGCGCCGACCTGGTTTCAGCCAACATTGATCATTTGGCATTTGCAAGAATGCTGGCGAAGATCGCGCTCGGATACTGCGTTATGACATTTAGTCGAGGCGGGTTTGTGCCTATCGTCAATCCCCTTATACTCGGAAATACGGATAGGTTTCGGACTCTCGTAGCTAGTAGCCAGCCGAAGGAAGATGGATTTATCGATCCCAAAAAGTTCCGGCCAGAACTGAGGCACGAAATTGTGCACAGGATCGTGCAGACTGGCATGATCCAAGTCCGCATAACTCTATTCGCCAACTTAAATGGACCTCCCTACCATGTTCTCGCTGGCGTGCAGGGAAATTCGACGCTGGTCTATCGCGAAACTGAAAACGGCTTGAGTGTAAGAAGCCTCATTGCTCAGCCCCTTATCCCCTAAGGCGAGAGTTTGGAAGCGGTGCGCCTGTTGGCGGGACATGCCGGTGTCGGCAAGGGTGCGGGCATAGGGGGAGGCCTCTAAACGTGTCACCTCGTTGGACACGTTTCCCCGGCCGGGCCCGGCCTTGCCATCGGCCGGAGTCTCGGCCCGCGCCAGGTCCTTCAGCAGCTCGCCCCCGCGGCGCTCGGCGCGCCCGTTCTGGGTCTGCGGCTTGCCGCTTGTGCTGGGCTTCCACTAGACAGGACTGGAACGGACTGTAGGGACAGAGAATGGCTCCGAAATTTTTGCTGAATTTCACCCGAGAAGAGCTGCGCCAAATATATAAAGAGGAAGTAGTCAAAGCCCATGGCCGAATTGATGCTTATTACGAAAGGGCCCAGGACGCCACGATTCAGAGCGGACAGCATGCTATCCGCGCGCTTTTTCTTATCAACGGTGGCGCGATCGTCGCCCTTTTAGCATTTCTGTCATCGTTGGCATCGGGAGGCGGCTTCGAGTCGCGGGTTCATCTTTTCGCCCTTCCGCTCCTGACCTTCGCACAGGCGGTTGTGGCCGTTGCGGTTGGATACGGGGCGGTCTATTTTACGAACTATTCAAGCGCGAAGTGCGCTGAAACGATGGTTAAGAGTTACGAAATCCCGCATTATTCTGAATCTCCTACTTCGCTGAGATGGAGGATCGCAGCGAACTTTTTCCAAGGCGCAGCATTGGGGGCTTCGGTCGGCAGCCTTGGGCTTTTTGTGGCCGGGGTTCTTCAGATCCGAGACGCCATAACGGCATTCTAACTACGGCGGCGCGCCCCGCGGGAGGACCCCACGGTCGCGCCGTGCCGGGGTTTGCCCACTCGCCGGCTGACGGGGACGCTTGGCGCTCCCAGCCCCGCAGCGCCCCGCCGGCAGCCCTTCTGCCTTCAGGGTGCTCCGGACTATGCCGACCCTGTGCCGCGCCGCCCCCGGGGCCCCTGGGCGGCTCCGAGGAGCCTCGGGACAGCGGCGATCGGGCCGGCACGGGTGGCAAACCTTGCGGGGATCTCCCGCATCAAAGTGCGACGGGCTCGGATATCATGGGCCACGAACTGGACATGAGATGCAGAGCCGTCCTTTAGCGAACCTATGGAGATCGAGATGAAGACCCTGGCCCTCGTTGGCGCCCTTATCGCGCTGGTAGCCACTCCAGCTCTGGCCCATATCACCCTCGCGGACGCCGAGGCCGCGGCGGGTGGGGCCTACAAGGCCGTGTTACAGGTGGGCCACGGCTGCGAAGGCGAGGCCACCACCGGGATCCGGGTGCAGATCCCCGACGGCGTCATCGACGTGAAACCCATGCCGAAGCCCGGCTGGACGCTGGAGACGGTGGCCGGTGCCTATGCCGAGCCGGTCGAGCTCTTCGGCGAGACGCTGAGCGAGGGCGTGCGCGAGATCCACTGGAGTGGGGGCGAGCTCCCCGATGCCTGGTATGACGAGTTCGTCTTCCGGGGTCGCCTGACTGAGGGCTTGGCCGGGCAGACCATCTACTTTCCGGTGGTGCAGGAGTGCGGCGAGGCCGCGACCCGCTGGATCGAGATCCCGGCCGAGGGGCAGACCGAAGAGGATCTCGAGGAGCCAGCGCCGGCGCTGACCGTGACGGCGCCTGCTGCAGGCCAGGACTGAGCGAACTTGTCAGCTGGAACAGCGCGAGACTGAGGGCGCCAGCAGTCCTGACACCCTCTTGCCGCTCCAAGGAATGGTCACCATGACCATACCTTCGGGCCCAAGGGTGTCGGCTGAAGCGACCCCCTTCCCGCGCGCCGGGCCTCCACAGTGTGGAGAGAGGTGGACTGCACGGCCCCCATGAGGCTCGATCTAGAGCGTGTCGTCCCCCGCCCCGCGCTCGAGCTCGCTGGCATACGCCATGGCCAGCGGCGCTTGGGACAGCGAGAACCGGCGGAACCTGATCAGGCCAAAGGTGGTGATCGCCTCGCCGGCTGGCGTACGGCCCGGCCGGGGGTAGTGGACGAGCCCGCGGTATCTCAGGCCGCCGTCCTTCTGGATCCAGAGGCATTCGACGGTCCCGGTGGCCATGCGGATGCCTATGATCACGGCGGGGCAGTTGTGTTGCCAGATCCTGGTGCTGAGCAGTTTCGGCATCGGTGCATGTCCCGTGAGGCGGTGGCCGGGAAGAGGGCCCCACCCGAGATCGTAGACGAGCGTCGTCCAGTGCGACTGTTCCGTCTGGAACAGCCCGGCGGGCCGGCTCTCGGGCCTTTGTGGCCAGCTGCGCCGTGGCCGAGTGGACGGACGTGGACATGAGGTGGACGGTCCACCAGTCCACCAGTCCACCTCGCCGCGCCAAGGGGGTACCTGTCCGGCAGGCACCCCTTTTTGCCATCGAGCCCAAGCCGGCCGTGAACCCTCCTCCGGGGTCTGAGGTTGACCGTCCGAACGGGCGCGCAGCCGGGGGAGTCACTGTCATGCTGGCCGACGTCATGGGCCTGCTGGGCAGCTACCCGAGAGGGATCATCAGCGGTGTCGCGGTCCTCTGCGTCATGTTGGTCTGGCTCGGCACGCGCGGCTAGTTCCAGGGCTCTGGTATGTCACAGGATGTAGCCGCTTCAGTCCCGATCTGCTACGACAGGGGCATCGCCGGGTCGTTCTGGGCCTCCGGCGCCTGAGAGACGCGACCGCGCTCCCGCCTGATGTGCGTGGAGCAGCTCATGTCCGCAGATCCATCCCCACCTGGCCGCAAGCTGCGGCTGCCGCGTCTTGCCCCTGCGACCTGGATCCTTCTCGCGTTCCTGGTGGGCGCGACACCCTGGCTGATCATGGCAGTCATGGTGCTCTGGCCGTCTCAAATGCCGTGACGTGCCCGTCCATACTGTGGACGCCCTTGGCGTTACCCCAGGGCCGCCCAAGGCGTTCGTGTCATGTGAACCCCTTTGCCGATCAGAGGTGCCGGTAGTGCTGCCCCTTCGCGAAGTCGATGCTGCCGCCGACCTGGTCGGCCTCGAAGCCGAGGTCGCGCAGCCGGGCCGAGGGCAGCGCCCCGACGGTGGGGTTCGCTGACGCCCCAGCCGCAGCTTCCTGGCGGCCTAGGCGCATGAGCCAGACGATCAGTTGCTGAAGGCGGCTTGGGAAGCCGACACGCACTGCCGGGGCCTCAATCATGTCTCGTCCTTCCCTGATCACCGCCGCGCCGCGCCCGTCGCGGAGCCGCTGACGCCTTGGTGATCCGGTTTGATCGGCCGGTCTGTTCCAAGGGGAACAGCCCGCCCTAATGCCTTGCGCCGCCCTCCTCCGGCACCACCAGCACCCGCAGCACCGTGGCGCTCTCGCACTGGCGGGTGGCAGCGGCCAGCATCATGCCCTGGATGATCTCGGGCGAGTCCCGGTCCATGGTCTTGTCGAGGATGCAGAGCAGTGCCAGCCGGAAGGCGGCAGGATCCATGCTGACCGAGCCCTGCGGCTCCACCACGTAGACGCAGCGCGCGAGGCCCAGCTGCCGGCTCTGGTCGGCCATGTGCTCGGCCCAGAAGGGCACGTCGGTGATGGTGAGCCCGGCCGAGCCCTGCCCGGGATCCGGCCGGAGCACATCGCCCACCTCGTGCCCCGCCGGCGCGCCGTGCAGCCAGGGATATCCAGTGCGCGCGCCCTCGATGAGGTGGCTGTCGGCCAATGCCTCCTCGAAGGCTGACAGGGGTGCAAGGCCGGCCTGGTCGACCCGCTCCCGATAGGCCTTGAGCCGTGCCGGCAGGGGCAGCGCGCTGCCCGCGTGGATCGCGGCTGCGTAGTCCTCATACTGCATCGCTGGGCTCCTCGGTCGCTGCTCCGGTGCCGAAGAAGTTGAAGCTGCCCGAGCTGATGTCCTCGAGCGCTTCGATCACGGCCTGGTACACGATGTCGAAGAACTCCTGCGTCGTGGTCGCGAGAGTGAGACTGGGCGCAACCACAGCGGGGAGGACCAGCAGCCTCGACTTGAGTGCCGAGCATGCGTGAGCGACTTGCTCCACGAAGATGTCGAGACGGACGAGCTGTCCCTGCTTCTCGGCCAAGATCAGCTCCGCCAGAATGACTTCCGCCGCGAGCTTGCGCTTGCGCAGGTCATTCAGGTCGGACGCGGCCATGTCGCCGGTGGCAGCGCGGACGGCGCGCTCCCGGTCCCACGCAATGACGTCGGCCGCCCTGTAGAGCGAGGCCTGCCCTGCCTTCTCGGCCTTGCGCTCGACAGGGCAGCCGGCCGCCTCCCACTCGCGGATCGTCGAGGTCCGGACGCCCATGATGTGGGCTAACTCTACTTGGCTGAACAGTTTTTCGGTAGGCATCTCACCTCCAGGGGTAGACGGCTAGACACGATTTCAAAAGTTGAGAAACTACCCCGACCCCAGGGGCGGCGCGACCGCATACCCCTTGGGGGCCCAGGAAGGGACCCGTCCCAGGGGCCTGCCAGACTGGCGGTGACCTGGCCAGGAGGGCCGTGCTAGCGTCGGCCCAGCTGCGTCCGGCCTCCAATCCGGGCTCGGTCAGGCCGCGTGAGAGCTTTCCTCCAGAGCCTCTTGCGCGGCCGTTCATGACCCAGCCGTCGGCATCGGGAACGGGCCTGTGTCCTCGAGCAGCGGCAGCAGCTCGGCCAGCATGTACTCCTCGATCAGGCGCCGGGCCCGCATCGGCGAGGCGCCCTCGACCTTGGCCGGGTGCAGCACGTACGCCGCCCGTCCCGTGCAGTCGATGCCCACCGCCAGGTACCAGCCCCAGCCGGGCCAGTGCGGGCGCTGCCTCGCCTCCGCCGTCGTGCCGCTCCTGCTCGGCCGTCCCTCCTGATGGCTGGCCATACGCGCCACGCAGTCGAGGTAAAATCCCAGGAAAAGGCCCACCCTCTCCGGCACAGGCATTTTGGAAGGGGGGTGCCCTGCGGCGGTCATTGGGTCTCAACGGGTGCCACTGTGGCCCCAGGCCGGCCAGCCCTTGACGTCGACCACGATCGCAATCAGCAGCGCGATCCGCTCGGGCGTCGTGTGCTCCCAGCCCTTCTCGGCCAAGTGGACGATCCACCACAGCAGGTCATCGGGACTGGTAATCCTCTCGATCGCGATGTCGTAGGAGTAACCACCCCAGAAGACCGAGACGTAGCCCAGTTCTCTATCCACCTCGACCATGGACTTGTGGCGCGGATCGCGGGGCTTGAGCGTCCGCTGGAACGCCGCCTCCACCTCCATCTCGCGGATGACCTGGTCCCAGGTGATGAGGGTCATGGTCCCATCCACGTCGCGATACTCTCCCATGTCAGGCTCCTGTCTGTGAGGTGCGGCCGGTCACCGCCGGCCGCGCGGGATGTGGTGAACGACCTCGAGGACGTACGTGTCGAACTGCGGGTGCAGCTCGTTCATGTACTCGGCGATCTCTTGGGCGTCCTCGAGGTCGCGATAGAAGCCATCCGCATTCCGAGGGACGAGGACCCCGTGTCCGGTCAGGGTCTCGTTCCCGTCCCGCGGCACGTCCGCGTCCTGGTCGATCTGCACGACCAGGTATCGGCAGGCGCCTTGCTCGGGTGCGGTGGGCTTGCGGGGGGCATGGTCACGACGGGTCATGTTGAGGGCTCCTGCTCCACCTCGACGAGACAGACGGGATCGGGCGCAAACTCCCCGCACCACGCCTCCGGGTCGGTACGGGGCCAGGCCGCCCGAACCGTATCCCTACCGGGTTTGCTGACCGGGCGAGGTGCATGGCGCCGGCACTCGCCCTCGGGTGGCCCGCCGTGATCGAAGCGGGCCACCCAATGCAGGCAGTTCTCGCACGCGAATATCACGTTGCCCGGGTCCTTCATGGGGACGGTCCTTTGCTGTGGGTGCTGCGGAAGGGATGCGGATCGCGGCGGCTCATTCCGAACCTCTGCCCCAGTGCTGCCTCGGCCTGCTCTGACGGGCTGGGACGCCCCAGTGAGCCCCAGTGGCAGGGCCCCCTCTTTAGAGGGGCCCGCTACTGGGGCACTGGGGCAGCCCGTCTTTCGCCCCAGTGCCCCAGTGCCGCCACAGTGCTTTCCATCTGACTGGGGCAGGCTCACTCGGTGGCCCATTCGCCCACCTCCACGCACGGCCGGAGGTTCCGCTTGGCGTCCCGCAGGTCCACTTTCACGAGGGCCCCTGAGCCGATCCAGGTATCGATCAGCTTGCTGATCCGCTTCTTGTCGTCCTTGGCGTCGAGGCCCAGTGTCTCCGCCACAATGTGACCCGCCCAATCCTCGGTCTTGTCGGAGTATCGGGCGCCTTTCCCATCCAGTGCCCTTTGCACCGCGAGGAGGTCCTGCACGCCCATCCCTTCGAACGTGTCAGGCCAAGTCCATCGCTCCACGACACCGACGCCCACCATGTCGCCGTTGCCCAGGTCCACCGAGGCAATGCGCCGCCAGACCCGTTTGCCCGGCGGTGCCTGGTTCGTCTTGTCCCGTAGGACGGAGAAGTACGTGGCCGGATCGTCCGTGACTCCGGCTTCAGCTCTCTCCTTCTCGGTCATTCGGGCGAGCACTCGGCCCGAGCGCGCGGCCGCCACGAGCGACGACGCCCCCCGGCCGGACTCGCTCGAGCTCTCTTCCCCGTTGAGCTTGCGGGTGTGGTGAACGATCTCGATCGCACAGTTGCAGCGGGTGGCGACTGCCGCCCATTCCTTGGCCACCTTGTCGATCGCGCCGTTGTCGTTCTCTGGCACCTGGTGCGAGCTGATGAACGGGTCGATGCTCGCGACGTCGATTCCCTCCGCCCGGATCTTGGCCTCGATCTCGTCGAGAGCCGGCCGCACGATCTGGAGCCCCTCCCGCGTCATCACCGCCGTGCACAGGCCGTCCTCGCGGCCGCTGAGGAAGAGGTGCCCGGCAATCTCCTCGGGCCTGATCCCATGGTGGATCATCGCCGCCGTGACCCGCCGCTCGAGCTCCTCGATCGGGTCCTCGAGGTTGATGATCCAGACCCGCAGGCGCTTGACGAAGCCCTCCCCCAAGAGGTCCCGGCCCGACGCAATGGCGAGGCCTTCGACGATGATATTAGAGGACTTGCCGAGCCCACTCGGCGCGACGGTGACGGAGACCTGCCGGCGAATGAGGTGGAGCCCATAGAGGCGCGGCACCGGGGGAATGGTCGCCGGATCGCGCCAGACGAAGGCATGCGGCGTGGGGGCCAGGGCCTCCGATGGCTCTTCCGCTGGCGGCGGCTCGCTCTCCGGTGTCCATACCGGAGCCGCTTCGCATAGCCGCAGCAGCTCCTCGACGTCGCCGTCGGCCGCGATCCAGTCCGAGACGTCGCCCTTCGCGGGCAGGCCCGGGAGCGCCACGATCCGCACCTCGGCCGCGATGCCATGCAGATGCCCGGCGACCTGGTTGGCGTGCGCGTGGCCCGGCTGGTCGTTGTCGGGCAGGATGTAGACGGTCCGGCCCTTGAACCAGCGGCCCAGGTCCGCCGTCCACTTGCCTGCGCCCTCAGAGGCCGTGGTGGCGATCAGGCCGAGGCGGTGGAGGCTGTCCGCGTCCTTCTCGCCCTCCGCGATCAGCACGGGCGCGTGGGGCGAGTCCAGGAGCTCGGGCAGCCGGTAGGGGACCTTTGGACCCTTCGGCTTGCCCTTGGCCCATCCCGAGCCCGTCCAGTGGAACTGGGGGAAGATCTTGCGGCCGTTCGCATGGATGCGCTCCACCTTGAGGTAAGGGGCCCCGTCCGCGAGGTGGTAGACGTACTCGGCCACGGGCCCGCGCGGACCGGCCCCCTGCTGGCCCTTGTCGCGCGGCGTCCATGCCGGCAGGCCGAGCTTGGCGGCGACGTGGTCCCGGCACTCCCGCCAGTCGTCGCCGGCGAAGCTGTGGGCCGTGAAGCCGTCGGGCTTGTCGGCGCTGAGCTTGACCGACAGGCTGCGGTCCTTGGGCCCATGGCCTGGGCCCGGCGCGAGGACGCTATCAGGCCCGTTCACCTCGCCCCCCAGCGCAGCGGCGACGCTCCGGACGTCGAGGGGCTGGGAGTGCAGGTTCACGCGAGCACCGCCCCCAGCTCGCCGATCGGCTGCACGCTATGGCTCAGCGGATCCCAGAAATGAGTTGCCAAACCGGCCGCGCCGGCGGCATGCTGAGGCTGGTTGAGAGACTTGCACTGGGCCCCGGTCGCGCTGGCAGGCGCGCCGGGGTTTCTGCTTTCGGGGATCATCGCCAGCCCTCACGCCGCGACCTTGGCGCGCTCGGCGAGCCACTTCGCGATCGCGCTCTCGGGCCAGGCGACGGCCTTGGCCGTCAGCTTGATGGGCTTCGGGAACTCACCCTTGGCCATCAGGGTGTAGATGGCGCTCCGGCTCAGGCCGGTGATCTCCTGGACGGCGGGGCGGCGTAGGTGCTTCTCAGGCATGGTGGCATTCCCTGCGCGGTTGTGGACATAAGCAGAACATCAGCCACACACCTCGTCCCGAATAGTGGGATAGGTTAAGAAAACCTCACCCACCTCGAAGCTCTAACCGGCCCACCCTTTCGGGCGAACCTGCCCGCCCTTTGCAGCCAGACGGCGGTCATGATCCTACCTGCGCCCTGCCTTGGAAGCTGCAGAAGCCTTGTTTCATAGGGACAGAAACGGTGGGTAGGGTTTCGAGAAGGGTGGGTAGGGTTTTCTAGAACGGTGGGTACCGTCCGACCAACCGAGGGGGCGAGGTTTCGCGGGACGGTGGGTAGGGTTCATGCTCCGGTCTTTGGCGCTCCGCCTTCCTGCTTCCAGTTGATCACGGTGGCGACGCGGTCTTTCGCATTGTCGGACAGGGTTCCTTCCCCTTTCCACGCGCCTGGATGGCTTGCGATCCACTCTTTGATCACGGCCTTCACGCCTCCGATAAACGTCCGCTTGTTGGCCAGCGCACGCCAAGCCGAAACGGCCAGGGCGAGCTCCGGGGCGAAGTGGTCGTGCGCCTCGTCGAGGAAGTCGTCCGTGCTTCCTTCCCTTGGAGGGAAGAAGAACCCGGTCGTGAAGCCGCGAAGCTCCATCCAAGCTTTCAGGTCCTCGACGTCCACCACCGAACGCGACCAGTCGGGCTCTCGTAGGATCCTCGCGCAATCCTTGCCCCCGAGGGGGTTTGTCGTCGCTTTGACGTCGGCGAACGGATCGTCATCAAGTACTTCCAGAACCCGGCCCAAATCGCCGGAACTGACGATCCAACAGTTCGGGCCACGCCAGTGCTCCACTTCGTGGACGGATAGCCTCTCGAGCGAATAGCACAGCTTAGCCTTGAGCTGCCCCTTCCGGATCGCCGCCTTCAGTGCCGAGAACGCAGGCGTGAAGCCCGGGTGTCGGAATGTCCGTTTGACGTACTCGCCATCGAGGTCAGGTCCCGGATCCATCGCACTAGGATCTCCGCCGGCGATCAGGATGGCAGCGTCTTCAATTGTCAGGTCCGGCGCCAAGCGCCACAGGAACAGCGGATCCTGATCCATCATCCGATCCTCACGACCTGGCCCCGCTCCTGGGCGAGATACGCCGCCCAGGCCTCCATCATCTTGCGGCGCTTCTCGAAGAGATCGGACCGCGCATACGCCTGCTCGGCCGCGCTCCCGACCACATGGGCGAGGGCGAACTCCGCCACCTCGCGCGGGAAGTTGGTCCGCTCCTGAGCCCAGGTGCGGAAGCTGGTGCGGAAGCCATGCACGTGGGCGCTGAACCCCAGAACCCGGATGACCTGCGACAGGGTCTTGTCCCTCATCGGCTGCCCAGGACGGCTGCCCGGGAACACCAGTCCATTGGCTTCGCTGAGGCCGCGCGCCTCCCGCAGGACCTCGAGCGCCCGCGGCGAGAGTGGCACTCTGTGGGCCCGCTTCATCTTCATGCGCTCGGCCGGGATCTCCCAGACGGCTTTCTTCAGGTCGATCTCCGGCCAGGTGGCCTCGCGAGTTTCGCCCGACCGACTGGCAGTCAGGATCAGGAACTCGAGCGCGAGCCGCGGCGAGAGACCGGAGCGTGAAGTACGGATAGCCGCAATGCAGTCCGCTACGCCTTGATAGGGCAGGGCCTTCCTGGGCTCTTTGCTGAGCCCCTGCTTCGGCAGTCCGGTCAGGACGTTCTCGGCCGGGTTGTCTTTCCTCCAGCCCTTCGCGACTCCCCACTTCATCACCATCCCGATGCGCTGCCGCACCCTTCGGGCCATGTCGACCTTCTCGGCCCAAAGTGGAGTCAGCACGTCGAGGACGTCGGCCGAGCTCACCTCGTTCATTCGGACGCCGCCGATCCTCGGGAAGGCGTAGGTCTCCAGCGACGACAGGAATTGGGCCGCGTGCTTGGGGTTCTTCCAGATCGGCAGGTGCATGCGGTGTACGGTCCGCGCTGCCTCCTCGAACGTCATCACCGCGGCCTCGGCCCTCTTGGCGGCGAGGGGATCGCCACCCGCCCTTGCCAGCTTGCGGTTGGCCAGCGCCGCCTCTCGAGCCTCGACCAGAGACACCAGCGAGGCGTTGCCAATGCCCAGCTCCGTCCGTTTGCCCCGGATTGCGATGCGCTGGACCCAGTAGCGCGAGCCACTGGGGTCCACGCGTAGAAAGAGCCCGTGCCCGTCGAAGTACCGTCCGGGATCCCGAACCGTCCTGACGAAGGCTGCGCTCAGAGCCTTCTCGGGTCGCCGACCTGCCATCCCTGTCCCCCGAAGCGTCCCCCGTTCCAGACGGGAACACCAAGAACACTAGAGGAACATCATGGACAGGCAACAAGGATCTGAGCCCTTGTCCCCAAGATATTATGGGCTCCTGGGGAACGTCGTGGAAAGCTGGACGGCGGCTGCATGCCCTTCGGCGTCACCGCCCTGATCGAGCGCTACCGTCCGCTGCGCCTCTCGGGGGGCTTGGCATGAGGACGCCCCGCCTCTCCCGCCGACTCCGGCTCGAAGCGCCGATCCACGCCCCGGACGGCTCCGGCGGCTTCACCAAGGGCTGGTTCGAGCTCGGCGCCCTCTGGGCCGAGGTCGCCCCCGCCGGCCCCCGCCTCGCCGCCCAGCCGGGCGCCATCGAGACCAAGCTGCCGCTCAAGGTCACCGTCCGCGCCGCGCCCTACGGCTCGCCCTCCCGGCCCGAGCCCGGCCAGCGCTTCCGCGACGGCGCCCGCGTCTTCCCGATCGCATCGGTCGCCGACGACGCAGCGGGCCGCTTCCTCCTCTGCCTCGCCCACGAGGAGGCCGCGCTGTGACCTACGCCCTCGCGCAGCCCCTCCAGACGGCGATCTACGGCCGCCTCACCTCCGACGGTGCCCTCACCGCCCTCGTCGGAAACCACATCTACGACCAGGTCCCCCCGGGCCTGCTCCCCACCCTCTACGTCGCCCTCGGCCCCGAGCAGGCCCGCGATCGCTCCGACCAGACCGGGCGCGGGACCGAGCACGACGTGGTCGTCCAGGTCGTCACCGACGGCGCGGGCTTCTCGGCCGCCAAGGCCGCCGCCGCCGCCGTCTCCGATGCGCTCCTCGACGCGGACCTCCCCCTCAGCCGAGGCCGCCTCGTCTCGCTCCGCTTCCTCCGCGCCCAGGCCGCCCGCAAGGGCGCCGGGGACACCCGCCAGATCGACCTCACCTTCCGCGCCCGCGTCGAGGACGACGCGCAGCCCCAACCCTAAAGGACACCCATCATGGCCGCTCAAGCCGGCAAGGACCTCCTCATCAAGATCGACATGGATGGGCAGGGCTCGTTCCAGACCGTCGCCGGGCTCCGCGCCACGCGCATCGCTCTCAACGCCGAGAGCGTCGACGTGACCACCCTCGACTCCCCCGGCGGCTGGCGCGAGCTGCTGGCCGGCGCCGGCCTCCGCTCCGCCGCGCTCTCGGGGAACGGCGTGTTCAAGGACGCCGCCTCCGACGCCCGGATGCGGAGCCTCTTCTTCGCGGGCGACCACCCCCGCTGCCAGGTCGTGATCCCCGACTTCGGCACCCTGGAGGGCCCGTTCCACATCGCCTCCATCGACTACGCCGGCACCCACGACGGCGAGGCCACCTTCGAGGTCTCGCTCGCCTCCGCCGGCCAGCTCGCCTTCACGGGGGCCTGAGCCATGCCGAACCCCCATGCCGGAGAGGTGCAGGTCGTCGTCGACGGCACCCCGCGCACCGCCAAGCTCACCCTCGGCGCCCTGGCCGAGCTGGAATCCGCCCTCGGCGACGACACCCTGATCGCCCTCGTTGGCCGGTTCGAGGCCGGCGACGTCTCCTCCCGCGACGTGCTGGCCCTCCTCGTCGCGGGCCTGCGCGGCGGCGGCTGGCCCGTCACCGCCCCCGACCTCCTCACCGCCGAGATCGCGGGCGGCCCCCTGGGCGCCGTCCAGGCCGCCGCCGAGCTCCTCGCCCGCGCCTTCGCGGTGCCCGCATGA